CTTCGAAAAGAATGTATTCCAATTTGATTCTCATCAACTTGAGAAGTGGGGTCCTCAAGGAGAAGTTAAACCAATTTCGGATCTTCTAGAAGACATAGTTTACCCTACTTTCACCGGTAGGATGGAGCCGCCAGCTGCGTTCGGCACTGAGGTTTGGGAAAAAGCTAAAGCCATAACGTATCGCGAATTACGAGAGTTAGGCTGCGTTAATCTTAGACCAGCACCCTATTCAAGCGTAGTAGATGACATGCGCGCTCGAGACGTACTCGAGTCAAATTCAGGGTACCCTCTGTTTACCCGCAGAAATAAACCTGAAGTTATCTTACAGTCTATCGAGGAGGCTGAGAATGGGCTATGGAAAACGTATCCTGCCATAGCATTGTTCAGGAACTACAATCGCAAAACTCGTTTGGTTTGGATGTTCCCAATGAGTGCGAACCTCGTGGAAGGCTCCTTCTTCCAACCACTTCAGCGTATAATTATGCGTAGTACTAATCGCGGAGTTGGTAAGTTCTTTGAACCGTGGAGAGGATTTGAAGGCGTGAGAGAAATGATTACGCAAGAATACCAGGAGTTGCATTCTAACTTAGCAGCTTCAGATTTCTCAAGCACCGATGCACACTTTCAGTTGGATGCTAGTCTTGAAGTTTATGACGTATTGGCTAAATGCTTTCAGCCAAAGTATCGAGATGCATTAAAAGAATCTATCACACATATGCACACTATTCCTCTTTTAATTGGTAGTGATTGTATGCTTACGGGTAATCATGGAGTTTCATCAGGGTCGAACTGGACTAATTTTATTGAAACAGTTTTCGATTTGATCTTTGCAAACTATGTAGAAATACAGAGCGAAGGACAATTAGCAGGACTCTATGCCATTGGTGATGACATGTCGTGGTGGAACGATTTACCATCCGGAAAAGCAGAGGACTTTTTAGAATCAATGGGTAAGCAAGTTGGTCAAATTATCAAAGCAGAGAAAACTAACGCTGAAGACAATCAGGTTGTGTCTCTACAGAGATTATTCCAACGTAATTATTTAACAGAGACTGGGTTAGTACGCGCTGTGTATCCAACCATTCGAGCACTAAAATCGCTGGTTTACCCAGAACGTTTCCACTCACCGAAATTGTGGAACAAAGACATGGAAGCAATCCGGGCTTTTATGATTCTCGAGAATTGTGTTGATCATCCCTTATTTGAGGAGTTCTGTAGGTTCGTCAGCGCGGGCGATCCTCATTTGAAACGTTTTGCTACGTATGCGAAGAAGAAACAGAATGCCTTAGCCAGGAAATCAAAACTCATTCCTGGGCTGAACCCAACGTATAATCAGGAG